GAGGTCCGTCAACGGGCAGTTCGTATGGTTCTGGAAAGTCAGGGCGAATATGACTCACAATGGGCGGCAATTTGTTCCATTGCCCCAAAGATTGGCTGTACACCAGAGACTCTGCGTGTGTGGGTTCGTCAGCATGAGCGGGATACCGGGAGTGGTGATGGTGGACTCACCACCGCTGAACGTCAGCGTCTGAAAGAGCTGGAACGTGAAAATCGTGAACTGCGCCGCAGTAACGATATCCTTCGCCAGGCTTCCGCTTATTTTGCGAAGGCGGAGTTCGACCGCCTCTGGAAAAAATAATGCCGCTGCTGGATAAGCTGCGTGAGCAGTACGGGGTCGGACCGGTATGCAGTGAACTGCATATTGCCCCGTCAACGTATTACCACTGTCAGCAACAGCGACATCATCCTGATAAACGCAGTGCCCGTGCTCAGCGCGATGACTGGCTGAAGAGAGAGATACAGCGCGTATACGATGAAAATCATCAGGTGTACGGTGTGCGTAAAGTCTGGCGCCAGTTGTTACGCGAAGGTATCAGGGTGGCCAGATGTACAGTGGCGCGCCTCATGGCGGTTATGGGACTTGCCGGTGTTCTCCGGGGTAAAAAGGTCCGTACTACCGTCAGCCGGAAAGCCGTTTCCGCAGGCGACCGCGTAAACCGTCAGTTCGTGGCAGAACGTCCTGACCAGCTGTGGGTGGCTGATTTTACTTACGTCAGCACATGGCAGGGCTTCGTCTATGTGGCGTTCATCATTGATGTGTTTGCCGGATGTATCGTGGGGTGGCGAGTCTCATCGTCTATGGAAACGACATTCGTGCTGGATGCACTGGAGCAGGCGTTGTGGGCCCGTCGGCCGTCCGGCACAATCCATCACAGTGATAAAGGTTCTCAGTATGTATCGCTGGCCTACACGCAGCGGCTTAAGGAAGCCGGATTACTGGCATCAACAGGGAGTACTGGCGACTCGTATGACAACGCGATGGCGGAGAGCATCAATGGTCTTTACAAAGCGGAGGTAATACACCGTAAGAGCTGGAAAAACCGGACAGAAGTGGAACTGGCCACACTAACGTGGGTGGACTGGTATAACAATCGACGATTGCTGGAAAGGCTGGGCCATATCCCTCCGGCAGAAGCAGAAAAAGCTTATTATGCTTCCATCAGAAACAATGATCTGGCAGCCTGAGTTCACAGATAAAACACTCTCCAGGAAAACCGGGGCGGTTCAGTATCGTATTAATTGATCCGCATCAACTTAACGTAAAAACAACTTCAGACAATACAAATCAGCAACACTGAATATGGGGCAACATTATGTCATCAAAGAACAGAACCCGCAGAACAACAACCCGCAACATCCGATTTCCAAACCAGATGATTGAACAAATTAACATCGCTCTTGATCTGAAAGGTTCAGGAAATTTTTCAGCGTGGGTTATTGAAGCCTGCAGAAGAAGATTAATTAATGAAAAATATTCTCAATTTGTACCCAACAAAGACAAACACGACCAGAGAACCTGTTCAGACAGGTTTACTTAAACGACTTATATATGACACAAAAAGCGACCACTAAAGTCGCTTTTTCTTATGGTAACAGGCAATAACGCTCTCAGATATTTTTTAGCATTTTTTTGACCGCGCGTTTCCGGACGTATTCTGTTCTCCTGTCCCTTTATATCGTCAGAATACCCGCCGCTCTTCAAATCCCATTCCCAACTCAGAATGTAGTCTGTTGACCGCTTGTTTTATTTCGGTCAGGTTCACCGGTGAAACCGGAGTCCGGCGCGCCTTACGCAAACACTCTGCTCGTTTCTGTGCCGCCACTTTTCTTTTCTGGTCATCACTTAGCTGTACCATCACTTTTGCCCATCGTTCAGCTGCTCTCCGGTACAGTCCTTTTTTCTCCAGACATTCTGCCAGGTGATCATGTAGCATAAGTAACCTCCGTTTATCTACAGACTGCCATCCTGAATTTACCGTCCTTAATAAGACAACAATAAAAAACTAATTATATAAAAACAATAAAAATAATATACAAAAAAACTAAACAACAAAGAAAAGCAAATCATATCTGGCATTTTAATTGAAAGAGCAATTACCGAACAAAAGACGCTGACTATATACTCAAAACCAAACAACAATTCTGCCAATCAGGTATCATGGCAACACACGGAATTACCATGTTTTTGCCTTCTCTGCCCATACAATACGGGCATATACTTCATACTCTATTGTAATATTTCTATCCATGCGCCACTCCATTTACCTGTAAATAATATTCAAAATATTTATCACAGAAATCGTTTTTGGTCCATGAACTGAGCACACTATAAAGTCCGGAACTGACTCTTTGTTAAATTACCTTAACGTTACCAGTAACACCTTCGTAACAAAACATCACGGTATACACTGGGTACGGATATATTCCTGTGCTCCTTCCAGTTGCTTCTGCATTGCCATCAGCCGTTCTCTGAGGATGAAATAATCCCGTTCAGCGGCTTCTGCCAGTCGGGGACCGGTTGCATTATCCACGCCGGAGGTGATGGGGGCTTTACGCAAGGAGCCTGGACAGTTTGAACCGCCCCGGGAATCCTGGAGACTAAACTCCCTGAGAAAGAGGTAAACAGGATGACTAAAAATACACGTTTTTCCCCCGAGGTCCGTCAACGGGCAGTTCGTATGGTTCTGGAAAGTCAGGGCGAATATGACTCACAATGGGCGGCAATTTGTTCCATTGCCCCAAAGATTGGCTGTACACCAGAGACTCTGCGTGTGTGGGTTCGTCAGCATGAGCGGGATACCGGGAGTGGTGATGGTGGACTCACCACCGCTGAACGTCAGCGTCTGAAAGAGCTGGAACGTGAAAATCGTGAACTGCGCCGCAGTAACGATATCCTTCGCCAGGCTTCCGCTTATTTTGCGAAGGCGGAGTTCGACCGCCTCTGGAAAAAATAATGCCGCTGCTGGATAAGCTGCGTGAGCAGTACGGGGTCGGACCGGTATGCAGTGAACTGCATATTGCCCCGTCAACGTATTACCACTGTCAGCAACAGCGACATCATCCTGATAAACGCAGTGCCCGTGCTCAGCGCGATGACTGGCTGAAGAGAGAGATACAGCGCGTATACGATGAAAATCATCAGGTGTACGGTGTGCGTAAAGTCTGGCGCCAGTTGTTACGCGAAGGTATCAGGGTGGCCAGATGTACAGTGGCGCGCCTCATGGCGGTTATGGGACTTGCCGGTGTTCTCCGGGGTAAAAAGGTCCGTACTACCGTCAGCCGGAAAGCCGTTTCCGCAGGCGACCGCGTAAACCGTCAGTTCGTGGCAGAACGTCCTGACCAGCTGTGGGTGGCTGATTTTACTTACGTCAGCACATGGCAGGGCTTCGTCTATGTGGCGTTCATCATTGATGTGTTTGCCGGATGTATCGTGGGGTGGCGAGTCTCATCGTCTATGGAAACGACATTCGTGCTGGATGCACTGGAGCAGGCGTTGTGGGCCCGTCGGCCGTCCGGCACAGTCCATCACAGTGATAAAGGTTCTCAGTATGTATCACTGGCCTATACGGAGCGACTAAAGAAGCAAAACTGCTGGCATCAACAGGGAGTACAGGTGACTCGTATGACAACGCGATGGCGGAGAGCATCAATGGTCTTTACAAAGCGGAGGTAATACACCGTAAGAGCTGGAAAAACCGTGCAGAAGTGGAACTGGCCACACTCACGTGGGTGGACTGGTATAACAATCGACGATTGCTGGGAAGGCTGGGTCATATCCCTCCGGCAGAAGCAGAAAAAGCTTATTATGCTTCCATCAGAAACGATGATCTGGCAGCCTGAGTTCACAGATAAAATACTCTCCAGGAAAACCGGGGCGGTTCAGTTTTTTTCCTTAATAAGGCATCTGTAACTGAAACAATCCGCATATTGATAATATATTGACAGGCATCATTGCTGTCTGTGAAAAATAAGTCTCTACAAACATATAAGGCCTTTTAGCCAGCGTCTTCTTTTTCAGGTCAGTCGCTGGCTTTTTTTATTATGCTGCCGGTGCATTTATCTCCAGCACCAGACTTTCTATCTCAACGCCATACGCTGCATTTTTTGTAACATCCGTCAGCGTCAGCGCATTCAGTCCCAGTGTCAGACTGTCTTTTATAACCTGGAATGCCGGGCCAGCCACTCCATTCAGTTTCGGAGTAACCGTGGCACTGCCGGCGGTGAACACCAGCTCCAGCGTCTGCCAGTCGTTACCGTAATCGCCGAACTCCCCCAGCTTCGTGTTTCCGGCTTTCCTGTGATGCATCAGATTCACTCTGCCGTCAGTGGTCTGAGTGAAGTACGACATCAGGAACGGATTACCGGTACCCGTCATCGCCACACCATCAGGAACGGGAGCATCCGTATACAGATAAATCCCCAGCCCGAACTGATTGTTGGTCAGTGCGCCTGACAGGCGGAACTTACAGGTCAGTCTGCCGCCCTGTGTCAGCAGGGTAATTGCGTCATCCACCGGATGCGTCAGGGACCAGGTTTTATGCTCTGCTTGGTGATCTTAAATACACCATCTGACAACTGAATTCCGCCATCCTTAATGCTCCAGCCCTGCGCAGCAGCCTCTCCGGCTGCCGGCAGCAGGGAGATTGTGCGAACGGACGTATCTGCAGACGGACCCGATGGCGTGTTGCCGCCGGGCGAGGGTTTGATTTCCGGTGCCTTACCACTGATGAAGGCTGAGGTGCGCCCGGCTGCGTTCAGAATAGCGGTTGCCAGACGATCCGGAATAATGCTCCTGCGCGCCCATGAACTGAAATGTGTCGGGCGGTTTGATGATACCTGGTTTCCATTCGTTCTCGATGCCGCACCGTAATATCCTGATGCCGGAATATCCGGATCTTCTGCCGGCGCGTTAGTGGCGGTATTGACGCCGTTACCGTCTGTCATGAAGGGCACAAAATAAACGCCCTCACTCTCCCTGTTTTTATACCCGCCGTACACGGTGTCGTACTGGGTAGCGTATGTATTTTTCCAGTAATACGTCGTGTCACCACAAATCCACGGCACATCTGCAGCACTGCCACCATGGCACTGCGCGTTAAACACGGAGAGGTCAGCACGAAACTGTGTCAGCATGGCTGTAAACAGCGCAGGTTGCTGTGCGTGGGTGGCGGCGCTCATGTCAAACTCTCCCTGCATCCAGCACACCGCCAGCAACACGTTTTTCGGATTCTTCTGCAATGCAGCTTTTGTGCGGGAAATCAGATCCTGATATAACGGCTTGCCCACCCCCCAGCGTGCCGAATCCTGACTGGCCCCCGTGGACTCGCTGAATGTCCCCTCCGCGCCCTGGGTGAATGCCGAACCACCACGACAGCATGGTACCAGCAGGATCCCCGCGTTATTCGGGATATACGGAAGCAGTTTTTTGGCAATATGTAAGCCCTGGCCGACACAGCCGTACTGCCCTTTGCTCAGGTCTGCCTTCGGATGATTCAGCGTACTCATATCCTGCACATCATGCAGGCAGTGGTCGGCCGGAATAATATCGTTATATCTGCAGGCAGTCCCGCCCGGCGTCACTGTACTGCGGCGCGCCAGCTGTTTAATGCGCGGATCCGGAGCATCGTATGAATCCGGCAGCGGAAGCCCTTCACCGTAAGCCATGGCATTGGACTGCCCGGCCAGTACGATGACGTAGTACCAATCCGGCTCAGATGAAGGGCCGACCGGTGGCTCTCCTTCAATAGCCACCGCCTGCATCAGTGTGTACGGCGTAATGGCAACCGGTCCGCCGTATGGCTGCCAGCCCTCTTTCAGTTTGTGCGTCAGCTTTTCCGCAAGGTCTGACGGCGACGCCGCCCTGACAACATCATAATGTTTAATCGACATCGAATTTCTCCCGTGTACAGGAACAGAGTTAAAAAAGCCGGAACCGGAATCAAATTACAGGATGGCCATCTGCCAGTGGCTGGTCGTAAAAAAAAGGCCACGCCATGCGCAGCCGGAAATAAAGGGATAACGATGATAGTTTGAGAAGAACAGAAACAACACTTTTGTGGCAAAGCATGGTGCCGGGTGCCTCCCGGTGAATTCAGTATCAGCACCTGAATCCGCGATTATCCCATATACCTGGTTGCTGATCGCCCCTCCGCACAGGGGGATTCACCATGCAGAAGTGTTTTTAATAAACAGCAAACAAAAAAATCAAGCATTATGCAGGCTGTTTCTTTTTATCACCGGCCACAGCAATACCACAATGCCGCAGACCAGCACCCCATCCGCCAGCACCGACATGATTCTGCTGGTGAAATCCACCATCACCACCAGAAACAGCAGGAGTGCAGCCACAGCCAGGCGCAGTTTTACCGTCACAGGTGATTCTCCAGACGAAGACCCAGAACACCGGCAATCTCTTCCAGCACCTTGCGCTCTTCCGGCTCAATTTCGCCGTCTGCCTCCGCAATGGCCACCGCCACATCCAGCACATCTTCCGCTTCACGCGTATCGTGTTTCACATCCTCAATCTCGCGTAACGCGGCACGACGACCAATTTTAAAATTGGTATCCAGCTGACCGATAATAGTTGCGCTAATCGCATTAATTTCCGAGGTAAACGCAGACAACGCAGGCTGATTACGTAAGACCTGTTCGATCTTCGCTTTCTCGGATGCCTCGCATTCACCATCTGCATAGGCCACCAGGTATGCAGCGTTAATCACCGCCTGTGCCAGATCGCGTTTCTCAAACTTTTTAATTTCCGCTGCCGCTCTGCGGGTTTTCTTTTTGAAGATTCCAAACATCGTGACGTTCCTTTGGGTGGGTGAGCCAACGCCCGGGAGCGATCTGCCCACAGAGAAAGTCACACTGACCACTCCGTAAGCTCACCCCCGAAAGGCTCTGTGGTTGATATGCGCCGGGCGTGGCGCAGATACAAAAAAGGCCCGCCGAAGCGAGCCTGGAAAATAAGTGTGGCGCGTTGTAGTGGAGTCGAACCACTGACCGATTGCTTAGAAGGCAATTGCTCTGTCCGACTGAGCTAACAACGCATGATGCTGATAATGGACCGCCATCGGGGACTTGAACCCCGCGCAGCCAGCTTCGAAGGCTGGCGCTCTGTCCCGATGAGCTAATGGCGGTATGTGATATGGTGGCCCTTGCTGGATTTGAACCAGCGACCTGGCGATTATGAGTCGCTCGCTCTCACCACTGAGCTAAAGGGCCGAGCCAAAAAATAATAATCAGATGAAAATCAATAATCAAGCCCTTGCCTGGATACATATCTGTCTGGCGGGAAGCCATAATAGCGGTGAAATACAGAAATAAAGTAGGACCTGCTTGAATAACCGCATTTTTCTGCTATAGCCTGTCCATATCCATGCCGGGAACATAACATATTTACAGCAACACGCATCCGCTCTTCCAGCAACAAGCGACTGAACATGCCCCCTTCATTTTTCAGTTTTGTCTTTAACAAACTCTCACTCATATGCAACTGTAGAGCAATCGCACCAAGCGTCCAGCTTGCTGATATATCTGTCTGAATTATCGCCCTGACTTTGGCACTTATGCTGGATAAACATCCACTTAAAAACAATGACATCCGTTCATCTGTTTCAAACAGAGACAGGCAGGCCATCATAAGAAACATATCCGTGGCCTCTCCGGAAAATCCCTGGCTGGTAATTAAAGCCGCAGCCAACGCAGGATTGTTGGGCTCCAGCAACAGGTAAAGCGGAATGTCAGTCAGACGAGTCCTCGTCAGCTTATGCTGACTTTCCAGATATTGACTTACGACGGATTCGCTTATATCGACAATTTTAACTTTGCCATAATGCATAAGGAAAAGCTCCCTGATGCATTTGGTGGCCAGAACGACTGAGCCTGGCTTAAGTGACAACGTATCCTTTTCAAGAAAAATATTAATTGGGGAGCAAACCATGATAACTGAACAGACAACAGCCATTATAATTTTACTTTCATTAGCAATTGGTTAGCTCAATTATAGCCCCAAAAGGTAAATTATCATCAACACATAAGCAAAGGACTGACAGGTGTCGCCCCCCACCAGCCGCCCATTCACCACAAATAAAAAGCCTTCAGGACTGAAGGCGTCTGTAACAACCGCACTGATAGTCTGCCAGACCCGCCATAACAAGCTGGGTCAGTATTAACTGGCAGCGTTCGCGTGAAAGGTAAGTATTCTGCGCAACCTCCCCGACTGTCGCCGGTTCGGTAACGCTTAATTCATTAAACACCACTCTGGCGGTTTCGGTCATATCCTGCTGTTTCAGCATGTCTTTTTCCCTTTTCCGGTTAACGTGACACACCAATAACTCTTGTCGAAAAAGCCAGCAAGCTGAAAGACCGGTATTCACAACCACCAGCGCGTTTACTGTACTGGCGTGATTTCAGTCATAAAAAAACCCGCCTGAAGTGGCAGGCAACATGCAGGGAGAAAATAACGGCCTTGCCGTTGACAACTTCAATTTTCAGGTATGGGGAAGTTGGGACTGTAGCCATGATGGCAGCCTCCTTGAGCAGTGAAAAACTTCCACCACCGGAGGTTCCAATCTCACTGGTGGCGGACTGGACAGGGTTGGAACTACCGGCGCTCAAGGAAACCGGCGAGCCTTTCAGCTCCCCTGCCCAGCCCACCATAATTCTGGCGTGCGCGAGCATGGACGATAAAAAAGACGCTGGCGCGTCGTATATCGCCTCGAGCAATTCCAGGGTTCCAATCCCGGCACCCGCTTTATAAGGTGCAGAGACAGTGTAACGTCCCGAAATTGCAGAATCAATATTTGGTCTTGAAATGATCATATAGCTGCTGATATCTTTAGAACTGTTCTTGGATGTTTCGGAGCCGTTTTATGCGAAACAGCTCCCCGTTATTGATGTTGAGTGAGCCGGGTTACTCCCGGCTTTTTTTCACCGCTGCCAACCAATAACCTGAAATAACCCCATTTTCGGGTGATACCAGCGAGTCCCTCGCGGTTCTGCTTCCTCCATAACCCGATAAAAAGCAGCCATAAACGGTTCCACAGCAACAATTGCGCGACGTGACAACAATCCGTCCGGCGTCATGAACTCATGGGTGTCTGTAGGAATTTGATAGGCGTTCACCAGATTGCGGCATTTATCATCTGACAAACCGGTTTTTGCTTTCAGTTAGCGTCATTGAAACAGTTTCTCATGGTCATTGATGGAGAAGGTATGAAGGATAGGATCGTCGAAATACTACAATACACCCTGAAAAAAGATTCTGGATCTGACTTTCATCAGATCATGCATGAAGTCAGTGTTCCACTTCATACCCGGAACGGTATCGATGTGGTTGCGTACGGAAACTCTCTGCAGGATGCTGACAGCTACTACCTCATACGGGCTTTTGAAAGTGAAGAACAGATGAAAAGCGTTCTTGATGATTTCTATGCGAGTGCGGGTTGGCGCAGTGGCCCACGAGAAGCAATCATCAGTCGAATTGAAGTAAGCCTTAAGTCAGTATTGACGCTTCCGCAAAATGCTGTGAATGAGTTGAGGAAAAAAAATGACAAGAACAGAAATAGTAAAGGCAGTGAACCGCCCCGGTTTTCCTGGAGAGTGTTTTATCTGTGAACTCAGGCTGCCAGATCATCGTTTCTGATGGAAGCATAATAAGCTTTTTCTGCTTCTGCCGGAGGGATATGACCCAGCCTTCCCAGCAATCGTCGATTGTTATACCAGTCCACCCACGTGAGTGTGGCCAGTTCCACTTCTGCACGGTTTTTCCAGCTCTTACGGTGTATTACCTCCGCTTTGTAAAGACCATTGATGCTCTCCGCCATCGCGTTGTCATACGAGTCACCTGTACTCCCTGTTGATGCCAGCAGTTTTGCTTCTTTTAGTCGCTCCGTATAGGCCAGTGATACATACTGAGAACCTTTATCACTGTGATGGACTGTGCCGGACGGCCGACGGGCCCACAACGCCTGCTCCAGTGCATCCAGCACGAATGTCGTTTCCATAGACGATGAGACTCGCCACCCCACGATACATCCGGCAAACACATCAATGATGAACGCCACATAGACGAAGCCCTGCCATGTGCTGACGTAAGTAAAATCAGCCACCCACAGCTGGTCAGGACGTTCTGCCACGAACTGACGGTTTACGCGGTCGCCTGCGGAAACGGCTTTCCGGCTGACGGTAGTACGGACCTTTTTACCCCGGAGAACACCGGCAAGTCCCATAACCGCCATGAGGCGCGCCACTGTACATCTGGCCACCCTGATACCTTCGCGTAACAACTGGCGCCAGACTTTACGCACACCGTACACCTGATGATTTTCATCGTATACGCGCTGTATCTCTCTCTTCAGCCAGTCATCGCGCTGAGCACGGGCACTGCGTTTATCAGGATGATGTCGCTGTTGCTGACAGTGGTAATACGTTGACGGGGCAATATGCAGTTCACTGCATACCGGTCCGACCCCGTACTGCTCACGCAGCTTATCCAGCAGCGGCATTATTTTTTCCAGAGGCGGTCGAACTCCGCCTTCGCAAAATAAGCGGAAGCCTGGCGAAGGATATCGTTACTGCGGCGCAGTTCACGATTTTCACGTTCCAGCTCTTTCAGACGCTGACGTTCAGCGGTGGTGAGTCCACCATCACCACTCCCGGTATCCCGCTCATGCTGACGAACCCACACACGCAGAGTCTCTGGTGTACAGCCAATCTTTGGGGCAATGGAACAAATTGCCGCCCATTGTGAGTCATATTCGCCCTGACTTTCCAGAACCATACGAACTGCCCGTTGACGGACCTCGGGGGAAAAACGTGTATTTTTAGTCATCCTGTTTACCTCTTTCTCAGGGAGTTTAGTCTCCAGGATTCCCGGGGCGGTTCAGTTGTCAATCTGTTTGGCAGAAGGTGAGGGAGTTCCTGGTTACTGTACGAATTGCGTACAATTGATGGGTATTGTTGATGCACCTAGTTCTTGTATTGTTTACTATAATTATTGAGGTAAATTTTCGTGCCTGTATTACTCAGAGGGGATTCAAAAATGGCTGTAATTCCAATGTCTTACTCCCCTGCTACTGTAGCTCGTCGTTTTTCGATACTGGATGGAGTAACTATTCAGGGCGTGCTTTACCAGATCATCTGGGATCCAAAGACTCCGTTCGCTGCGGTAATCGAAGCTGCACCTTCTGTTATTGATGGTGATATTCGCCATAAAGTTGTTGCCACTCTGGAGCTTCAGCGTCGCTCACAGCTTGAAGGGGTGTTTGTCCGGAAATTCTGGGAAGAGCAGGACGTCGCTCAGATTGAAGGGATTGTTGTTGATGGGGCTGTACGTGATGTTGGCCTTGCGACGTTTGTATATGAAACGGTAGCCACAAAAGCGGGCGTTATACTATTAAGTGATAACGAGCAATATGAAGGAGGTAAAGCCCTCTGGCAGCATATAGCGCGTCGTTCAACGAATCTGAAAGTGTTTATTTTAGATACTGATTCCGCACGGTATTATCCGTTTGATGGCGATCGGATCTGCTATGACGGGGAAAGTATTCCTGAATCAGAAATCTGGAGTGAACATCCTGATCGAAATAAACACGGTGTTGTTCTTGTGGCCGAATCTGTTAATGGAAAAGCCGCATAATTTGCCAGCCGCATCGTATTCTTGGAACTCTGACAGACCTGAGAGTTGGCAGAATAAACGGGGGATAACAGCTCGGTTATCCCCTCAGAACTCTACTGCTCGATCACGCATTTGCTCCATAAAGGTTGGATCGCATGTCGATCTTTGCTGTAGGGGAATCTTTTATTTTTTTTCTTCTGTTCCATCAGTAATGTGTCGATTTCGTCGTTGACAATGCGCGTCACAGCGTGACGATAACGGTTTAGCGATGTATCACTGATATCCTGAGGCAGGCATAAACTGGTATCGGTTTTGATGCGTTCATTTATGCCATCTTTAACTTTCCATTTCAGACCATCAGGAACCCCTTCCTGCAAATCATAGGCTTTCAGTCCCGCAAGTCGTACAACAACGTCAATCTTCTCTGTTCGTATTGTTTTATTACTTACCAACAAAACTTTATTAGTTTCATACCATTTTTCAAATGATTCCAGCCGTTTTACTGCATTTATGATGTTATTCCTAATTCCAGAAAATTCAATAGAATCTGTGTATTTCATTTTCTTTTCTTCAGCATTAGGGGCTATTCCAGGATAGTCAATATCATTCTTTACAGACTCCAGATATGCATATTGCAGGCAGCCTGAAAGATGAATTGCTGCATCCTGCAGAGTATTAGTGCGAATCAATCTAAGGAGTTCATCTCGTTGTATGGTTATCTGACAATAATCCCTTTCCCATGCGGTCGTATTCTCGGTTTTTTCATCTTTATCCGGAGTAACTGTTGCGAATTTCCATGTGTACTGGATGAAATCTGTTGGTTTAAAATATGCCATGCTTGTTTTTACCCAACCGCAGATTTCAGCTGCATAAATATGGACATAAATATTGTACATTGTCTTTATTTCATGCTGACTGGCGACTGAGAACATATTTTTTACGAATTCTGTACATCCGATTATCGATAGTCGTTCTCTCAGTCTGTGCACATCTTCAGTATCTGACTTCCTGCAGTCCCAGGGCCATTTGTTCTTATTCTCAAAACAGGAAAGCCATTCTGGAATATTTTGCTTATACTGGTAGAATTCGTTGACCGCCAGACCAATGGTTATGGCAAGTATTGTTGATTCATCTATTTCATGATACTGCTTCAGGTGTGCCAGCAACTCTGAGGTGCAGGAGTGCGCAACAGACAGATCCTGATGGCAATACCCCTGCCGGGCTTCTGCTGGAATTGGTGAACTCCAGGCTTTACATTCAGTCAGAATATTAAATAAATCATCTCCTACAAACTTTGCCAGTTCAGGTGTTTTCCAGGTTCTTGGTCCCAGGCTGAAAAAGTCTGGTGTTGTCTGTACCTCTTGCATCGCTCCCCAGCTTTTCAGGCTGATATTTCCTTCATCAAAGCCATTGTATAAATGGCACATAACATTAAGCGCATTAGTAAGAGCAGTGGGTTGAGACGATGTAGATGCGCCAAGAGCAAAATTTTCTTTTCTTTGTTTGTTAAAAATTTTCTGGAGCTCTGTATTATCACGCAATGCCAAGAGAACTTTGTGCTGTTCTTCAAACCAGGGGCGATATTCTGGATCCTGATATAGCTGACGTGCCTTAAAAATGAGCAAAAGGAGTTGTTCGGAAACAGCCTCATATATGCCAGGGAATGGGCGGGATTCTCCGGATAAAATACGATAGTACTGATTTTGTTGCATAGTCTGATTTACCATTATGTAAGAAGGTTTCCTTTTGCCGCATACCGGATACTGGCAGTTAAAATCGATGTTATCTCCTGAAAGGATACGTTGATACTGAGTCTGCATCTACTAATAAAACGGATGCCTGCCGTGTTTTCGGGGTGATACAGGGTATACCTGAGAATGCATCTATTATTACGATAATTTTCCTCCAGCGTGTTGTAACAATTATAACACCCGTCAGATCTCCTTCTTATTCCTCCTCCTGAATATTCCGATCTGTTGAAGCTGTTGTTGTCATTTCAATGACAGGTAAAATGCCTGGCTCTCTTTCCCTCCTATTGTGAATAGTAAAAACTAATTTATTTTTGTGATCTTGGTCACAAATTTAACCCCCTCCTTCTCTTCTTTACTATCACTGTCAGAAGTTTATCTGAGCATAACATGAAGTCGATACTAGATTCATTTTGTGTCATTGTCAACAGTGAAAACCACTTCTTGGCTTAAAATCATTGTTTGTAATGTGCATTATTGGTTGTTTTGTTGCTAATCAACACATATTGACCTATGAGTTGGCTTGTGAGTCAAGTATTGTTTTATTTGTCTTAACTTGACTTGATTTGTTTTCGTATGTACCTTGCTGTCCATGGGTGTTCTGTGAGCAATATGACAACGGAATCTCCACTATGGATTGTCCAGGAAATTCAGTCATTTCATGCTCACAACTGAGATAAGAATCATTGATATATCAGGAGGGCCGTCATGTGGGTTCCATTAACAGATGAGCAACGTTCAGTAATTTTGAAAGCCTATGGGACTGAGGGTGACAGACTGGTACGTGAAAAGGAACGAAAAGAGATCACCTCAATTTCCCGTTCACAAGCCTGGAAACTTGAACGAGAGGGAAACTACCCACCGCGTAAGACTATCGGAAAGAAATCTTGTGGCTGGTTACTAAGTGACCTTCTCTGGTGGATTCAGACCAGATGAACTGTTTGTATTTTCAGTCTGAATAGCAGCTATTTTCGCTATTGTAGCGGAAATTGCTGCAACTTTACTAACCCATTAATGAAAATGGAGGCTTTATGTGCTTACTAGCACCAGAAAATCCTTATCCGATATATGCACTACCACCGCTGGTGAGAAATGCAATAATTGAAACTCAACAAAATACACAGGCTCCTTTGGCTATGGTGGCGACATCCGCATTAACAGCGATGTCAATTGCCTGTCAGAATCAGATTGACGTGTGCAGACCTGGAAATTTACGTGGGCCCGTTAATATTTACTCTCTGATTCTGGCTGATTCCGGTGAAAGGAAAACGACCGTGGATAAAGTGTTTATGAAAGCATTTTATCTCAGGGATGAAGCCCTGGCGGAAGAATACGCGAAACTGGTTGAGAATTACAGTACAGAAAAGGAAATATGGGAGCAAAAACAAAAAGCGCTGGAATCAAAATTTCATAAAGAGATTCGTGCCGGTAAAGATTACAAGGCAACAGAATCAGAGCTTGAAACGCATCTGAATAACTCTCCTGTTCCGCCGCAGATACGTCGAACAATTTTTAATGATACAACGATAGAGGGAATGTTAAAATATTACTCCGATAGCAATCGTTCTTTTGCTCTTGTATCCAGTGAAGGGGGAGTAATTTTTGACAGCCGGGCCATGAGTAAACTGGGAATTATTAACACTTTGTGGGATGGAGGTTCTCTTTTCATCGACAGGAAATCATCTCCCGGAATTAATTTGAAGGAGCCAAGACTGACGATGTCGGCGATGATTCAGCCTGATGTTTACCACAAAGGTTTTTGTACGCGAAAAAAAGAACTTGTGAAAACGTCAGGACATCATGCAAGGTTTTTGATGTGTCAACCAACATCAATGCAGGGGACAAGGATAATAACCGGAGATAATTATTCATCACAGTATCAGGAGTTATTTGATAAGAGGATCAATGAACTTATTGATGAAAGTCTGGCGATGAGTGGTGAACGACGTTGCCTTCACTTTTCTCCTCAGGCTGCCAGAATCTGGACGGATTATTACAATGATGTGGAATCGAAACTGGGGGGATTGGGGCCTTTAAGACATTGTCGGGAATATGCTGCCAAAAATGCAGAGTATATGGCAAGACTGGCAGGACTTATTTACCATTCGAGCGGTGAAGAGGGGGAGATTTCCCCTTACACTGCAGAAATGGCGAGAGAATTAGCAATATGGTACGGTAATGAGTATATGCGGTTGTCTAATCCGTTAACTTTTGACAACACTGCTCTGACCGTACCTGTGCGACTCATTCCAGAGGAGCTTGAACTTTTCAACTGGATAAAAAGCTATTGCATTGAGAAGGGGATCCTCTGTATGAAAAAAATGACATTTTATAGCGTGGTCCGAACCGTTTCCGGAAAAAGGATAAAATCAACTGGTTACTGGATTTACTGTATGAACAAAACAGAGTTGTACCGGTTATTGAGGGAAAAACGTTGTGTGTCGCACCTAACTTTGACCTCTGAACGACTTAATCGTTGAGTAACATATAGTCTCCTCCGTTACTTGCGGAGGAGATTAATGCCATGACCATGTCAGTGTTGTATTACAGAACTTTGGTACAGGTCAGTCAGTAAATATAACTGGTGTAACTACTATTTACTATTGGATAGAGTGTTGTACAGGATATTGCTGGCTTTGGCCTTAGATAAGGAGGGCACTTCATTGTTTTCGTATTCAATAAATAATTAAGGTTAATTAGTATTATTAGTGGAAGTTATGTTATCTGTTATGTTGTCTCTTTTTATCGTAATGTCACTCCTCTTTATGCTGAGTATTCTGTATGTGCGTAATGCGTCTATCCCCATATACTACAGTGTGGTGGTGTATGGAGTTTAGTTATGTGTAAATTATGTTACTACACTCATAGCGTAATATTGAGAAAGTTAATCCACTGAATGTATGTCTGGTTTGTATTTAACACTAGTTACGTACCAGAACACTATTAGAGTATATTGTCTTTAGTTCGTATGTTATATCTCCGTTACAGTTTATAAGTATGGGTAAATATAATATTTTCTGTATGAAATAATCTTCTTATTGTGAGGTTAAATATCTGTAGGCTCTCTCTGCAGAGTCTCTGTTTTTACTTAATGGTTCGGCAATATTAATAGCGATGTTGCCTGTGGCTATTCGATAGCTGACTTTTGTGAAGATCAGATTACTTCCTGTAAGTGATTGAATGGTACTTCCTTAAACTTAATTCTATGAGGTGTGTTTTTGCCATTGTAATTCTTACTGGTCCTCTGTTTAAGAGAGCCTCACTGTATTCTGAAGTATTACCTCATTGTAATGAGGTAATACCAAACAGTTTTATCAGGTTGTCTGTGCTGCTGGTTACCTCGTTTATTAATGCCGCGGTACGGCGTTTCTGTACTCTCAGTATTTATGTAATTCCACTTTCCTGTCAGTTTTATAAAGTAAGGACTATAAAATGTATAATGCTAATCCCAATTACGAAATGGACTTCATGATTCTGAAAGACGTGAATGAACACATGGAAGGTCTGTTTCAACGTTTTTCTAAACTGTTACCTTTCAGAATTGATTTTGCCTACAGGAAAGACACGCCCAGTTTTGGTCATTCCTGTAGGCACAGTATGTGTATTGAAATGCACCGCTTACTTAGTGAAACCCAAACGATGCTGGCGGGATATTACTGGGTAATGGAATATACGTCAAACAAGGGACTTCATATTCATTTTATCGGCTACCTGGATGGGCAACGTCACAACAAATCTTATCGGATATCCAGGCAACTGGGAGATATCTGGAGGCGGATCACGGAAGGGGAGGGTTATTTTCACCTGTGCAGGGCTAAAGACAAATACCCGGTGCGTATCGATCACGTAATTCACTATAGTGATAAATCTGCGGTAGACGACTTACGTTACGCCCTTAGCTATCTGGCCAAACAGGATCAGAAAGAACACGGTATTATTCTGAGGCGTAGCAGGCTTCCCGAAAAAAGCAACCGGGGCCGACCACGACATAACTGAATTACAGCTGTATTAGGTATTAGAATTAAGTTTCTGTAAGTTGTTGGGAGGTGCTTGAGTTAATAGGCAGAAGAGGGCGGGGCGCTTTGTCATCAGTGTAGGGGACCCGAATTTCTGCCGTGGTGCCTCAGTGGATCAGATACAGGTAACGAATATGGTTCATAAATCTGACAGTGATGAATTAGCTGCATTGAGGGCAGAAAATGCCCGTCTGGTCTCATTACTTGAAGCTCATGGGATTGAATGGCGACGTAAACCGCAGACTCCTGTGCAGCGCGTTTCTGTATTATCCACCGACGAGAAGGTTGCATTATTTCGTCGGTTGTTTCGTGGGCGTGATGATGTATGGGCACTTAGATGGGAAAGTAAAACCAGCGGCAAATCAGGGTACTCTCCTGCCTGCGCTAACGAATGGCAGGCGAGAATATGCGGTAAACCCCGGATAAAATGTGGGGACTGCGCTCACCGTCAGTTGATTCCTGTATCCGATCTCGTCATCTACCACCATCTGGCCGGTACCCATACTGTCGGGATGTATCCGTTGCTGGAAGATGATTCCTGTTATTTTCTGGCAGTTGATTTTGATGAAGCTGAATGGCAGAAGGATGCATCCGCATTCATGCGATCCTGTGATGAGCTGGGTGTACCTGCTGCGCTGGAAATATCCCGTTCACGTCAGGGGGCGCATGTCTGGATATTTTTTGCCTCACGAGTTTCGGCCCGCGAAGCTCGCCGTCTGGGGACTGCTATTATTAGCTATACGTGTAGTCGGACCCGACAGCTGCGATTGGGGTCTTATGACCGATTATTTCCTAATCAGGATACTATGCCAAAAGGGGGATTTGGTAATCTCATAGCGTTACCTCTGCAAAAAAGACCGCGTGAATTGGGGGGAAGCGTTTTTGTTGATATGAATCTCCAGCCTTATCCTGATCAGTGGGCTTTTCTTGTATCGGTGACCCCGATGAATGTGCAGGATATTGAACCGACGATATTACGGGCTACAGGGAGTATCCATCCTCTGGATGTGAATTTTATCAACGAAGAAGACCTGGGTACGCCGTGGGAAGAGAAAAAATCATCAGGAAACAGACTGAATATTTCTATTGCAGAACCGCTGAAAATCACGCTGGCAAACCAGATCTATTTCGAAAAAGCGCAATTACCTCAGGTGCTGATTAACCGACTTATTCGGCTGGCAGCATTTCCGAACCCTGAGTTTTATAAGGCTCAGGCAATGCGTATGTCAGTCTGGAATAAGCCCCGTGTTATAGGTTGTGCGGAGAATTACCCGCAACACATTGCGTTGCCCCGGGGATGTCTGGACAGCGTATTATCTTTCCTTAGGGACAACAATATTGCTGCAGAATTAATCGATAAACGATTTGCCGGGACGGAATGTAATGCCGTTTTTATGGGAAACCTCAGAGCGGAGCAGGAAGAGGCCGTTTCGGCATTACTCCGTTATGACACTGGTGTGCTTTGTGCGCCAACGGCTTTTGGTAAGACAGTTACCGCAGCGGCAGTGATTGCCAAGCGGAAAGTGAATACACTGATACTGGTACACCGGACTGAATTGCTGAAGCAGTGGCAGGAGCGTCTCGCGGTGTTTCTGCAGGCCGGTGACAGTATTGGTATTATCGGGGGAGGTAAACATAAACCCTGTGGCAATATTGATATTGCGGTGGTGCAGTCCATATCCAGACAAGGAGAAGTTGAACCTCTGGTCAGGAATTATGGGCAAATCATTGTGGATGAGTGCCATCATATTGGCGCGGTTTCATTTTCTGCGATTCTGAAGGAAACGAATGCCAGATATCTGCTTGGCCTGACGGCAACACCAATCCGACGGGATGGTCTGCATCCCATTATTTTTATGTACTGTGGTGCCATTCGCCATACAGCGGTCCGCCCGAAGGAAAGCCCACATAATCTGGAGGTACTGATCCGTTCCCGTTTTACATCTGGTCATTTACCATCGGATGCGAGAATCCAGGATATTTTCAGAGAAATTGCTCTGGATCATGACAGAACGGTGGCGATAGCTGAAGAAGCCATGAAAGCTTTCGGGCAGGGGCGAAAAGTTCTGGTACTGACTGAACGTACAGATCATCTGGATGAGATAGCATCAGTGATGAATTCACTGAAATTGTCTCCCTTTATTCTCCATGGTCGACTATCGAAAAAAAAGCGTGCGATGCTGATATCCGGGCTGAATGCTCTTCCTCCCGATTCTCCTCGAATTTTGTTGTCAACAGGCAGACTTATTGGTGAGGGATTTGACCACCCTCCGCTGGATACGCTGATTCTTGCCATGCCTGTGTCATGGAAAGGGACATTGAACCGCCCCGGGAATCCTGGAGACTAAACTCCCTGAGAAAGAGGTAAACAGGATGACTAAAAATACTCGTTTTTCCCCCGAGGTCCGTCAACGGGCAGTTCGTATGGTTCTGGAAAGTCAGGGCGAATATGACTCACAATGGGCGGCAATTTGTTCCATTGCCCCAAAGATTGGCTGTACACCAGAGACTCTGCGTGTGTGGGTTCGTCAGCATGAGCGGGATACCGGGAGTGGTGATGGTGGACTCACCACCGCTGAACGTCAGCGTCTGAAAGAGCTGGAACGTGAAAATCGTGAACTGCGCCGCAGTAACGATATCCTTCGCCAGGCTTCCGCTTATTTTGCGAAGGCGGAGTTCGACCGCCTCTGGAAAAATAATGCCGCTGCTGGATAA